GGGCAGGCAACATTGGTGTTGGTGCAGGTGTTGGGATGTCTTCTATGATCTCCAAGACATCATGTGGCAGAAAATTGTTGACCATAGGAGGCAAGCCACGCGACGTTCCTCCTATACCTCCGACTTGCACATCCATAGTGTTCAACGTCGGTCCCATACCAATGGCTGGGTACTGGTCATCAGCGGTAAGGACACGCTGACGGACATCTTCAACTGGGATCTCGAGCCAGTAACTCTTCGCTTCTTCAGTCACGAAAATCTCATCACGTCTAACACAGGTGTTGAATCGCTCATGCCACCAATCAGGCCAAAAGACGGTCGCATTTCGGATGGCCATCGCTCTCTCCTTCTCTGTCACTCCTTTTGCCTGAAAACACAGCAACTTAATTGCAGTGCTTGTTCGTGTCTGACCACAAATCGAAAACGGGCCAGGTGTCTTTGGAAGACTCAACCATCGTGGTGCGATCTCTGAGAAACCTTCATCACCTCGAGAGAAGGCATTAACCCCATCCGCATAAACGTCCGCCATTGGTCGACAAGACAACTCATTGTGGTCAACCAAAGCAGCCGTTTGTCCGTAGAAATCGGTCGTCATCGGGAAGGAGCATGGTTGTTCAGCCCAAGTCCGAACCTTGTTGGAAGTCGTGTAGTTCATTCCATATTTCTGGCACCACAGGGCAAAGCCTTGTCCATCCAGTCCGAACTGATTGATCTGCCAGTTACACATCCCGAGTCGCTCAACGAAATCATTCCTCAGCGTCCAGGCATTGTCATCCCCTCCTACCACCGCTACGATGGCATCTCGCGGTACGAAACCTTTCTCGTACACAAAGCTGTAGAGATACAGCAATGACACCACTGAGTTGACAACAGTGGTGAGGTAATTGCCAGATGGGTTGAATCCGCGTGTCTGAAACTCGATGTCATGGACTTGATACTTCGCCCGAAGCATTCCTTCGATGAGGAGGTCATACCACTCTCGGTCAAAACCCTCAATTTTCTCTGCACAAAGTTTTCCAATGATTTCAAAAGCTGCCATCAGGACATCAGGATGCATAGAGATATCGAAGTGTTCATAATCTCCACACCATATAGGTTTATTCCAATCAATTCCGTTCAGTTGAGCACACTCAAAACATCCATAGTCTGGTCGTTCGTGATGGTTGATGCACCCTGGAAAAGTTGTTTCTGCCTCGTCTGGATTGTCATTCAAGATGTTGAGAAGCCGATGAAAGCCCGGTCCTTGAAGGTCACAGCCGATCATGATACCTGTTCTCTCCCAGTTCGCGCCGAGGAGGTGGGTAAACCAGCCAGTCAGTTTCTTTAATTCAAGCAGGAAAGCAATAGGACAGGTCCAAACCAGGCGTGTTTTCTTGTCATGCACTTTCCGATAAGGCAAAACCTCATCCTTGTTGTTTCCGAGAATTTTCATCACTGGAGCTTCCGCGTTTGCGTGGCATCGCTTGTAATACTGCCATTCCTCACGCAAGCGTTCATCAAGTTCAACAACTGACACAGGCGAGTGGCCTTTCTCGGTTTTGATCGAAACTTTGATGAAGCCTCTCTTCCCTGATCCTCCAAATTTTCCGGTTTTCCTGTTTAATGGGGCTCCCACAGCAGTGGTCAGGTCAAGGGCCACAACCCTGCCGGGAACACCCACCACGGCTTCCTCATCAGTCAGGACTCGTCCAGTTCCTTTGACGGCCGCACTCAAGAAGTTCAAAACTCCTCTCTTCGCTCGGTCTAATTTCTCCGGTTTGGTGGTAACTTTCTTCGCCATCGCCACAAGACGAACATGTCCGGGCAGTGTTCCCCTAGCCTCAGGTTTCGTTCTAGGATCGTTAACAGACAGACTCGCTATTCCATAGGTATCATTCTCGTCAACCAATCGCATGTCCTTCAGCATCTTCTGATCAATGTTGGTTCCCATGAGACTAGTCTTGGTAGGTGAAAAATGGACAAAAGCCGCCTTTTCGACATTCACTATTCTTTCACCCTCGTTCTCCTTCAGTTCATCAAACAATTTGTTGGCCGCTTCGATGGTCGTAACAGGACCCAAAGCCTCAGCCTCTCCAGCTATGTCCTCGAGAGGGACATAGGGGGCATAATAGCTGATATTGAGAACCATTCTGCCGGCGACGAGAGGCCCGAAATACAGGATCTCGGACGACGGTGTAATCGCAAAAGCTGGGCATCCGCAATAACCCTTCATGACCGGCACGTTAGTGGCTCCCACCACTTGAACAACCTTGTACCTATTCCCAAAGGCGTCGGTATGGGTGATGTTTTGCCTCGAAGGCGAAATGGTGGTCCAAACAGTTCTGAATCCGTTATTGTCATCCGGGACAAAGACAGCCGCAGTGTAGGTATCGAAATTTGCTCGGCCGTTTCGGGAAAGATTGGGGATGGACTTTAAGGCCTTGGGATGACCAAAAAGCCCTGGTGGAATCTTGTAGATAGCAACATCAGATTCTCCCATGTCAGCATGCACACGGTATTCACTCTCGCTCAGTGATTTCTCAACATTTCCTTTCGTGAAACTCAAGGTCCCGTTTCCAGACTTCTTACATATCTCGCAAATCCCATGGACATACGAGACGACAGTCTCAGCATCAAGATGATAACCATAAATGGTTATGTCGCACCCGCAGGTGATGTAAACCATGTTCGCCTTGAGGACCTCAACTCTCTTGGTGATGTCATTTCCAACCGCAACTACAGGGTCCATAATTGGCCTCTTAACGTGGTGGAAGGGATAGTTCTTACCCGTAGCAGTGTAGAAATTGGTGGTTGGAGTGGAACCACTCGTAAACCTTGGTGAACTTTGGGTTTGCGGTTGGTCGTCGTCCTCTCCCTCTTCTGGGATCACTTTCTTTTCCTTGAAAATCCAATGGTAGGGGATAGACAGGAAATTCTTCAGATATGGAAATAGGAAGTATAGAGCAGTTCCAAGAGCCGCCCAAGTGAGATGGTTCATGAACTTTCCTCTTGTAGCCACGTGGTAGTATTCTTCAACTGAAATGGGCAATTCGTCATCAGGTTTCTTCGCTACGGTTTTAGCTTTGTCAGCAGCCTTAGCTTTGTCGAACATGTGGAACCACTTATCCTTCTTCACCTTAAATTCCTCTGGACTTTCCGGTAAATTTGATCTCCGTTCCGGAAGCAAGTAATTTGGATTAGGTGCTGCCGGCGTAAGAGGGGGTGGTATCATGAAATCAGGTTTCAAGACGTCAGACGGAGTCGGTTCAGAATGGTCTCGGCATCCCCCACACTCCTTCATTTCCCGATTGGAAAACGGGGGAGCATTCCTAGACGGAGGGGGACTAGCAGCAGCATCCGCGTACGGTCCGCAGCTGTCATGACTTGAAGTGCTTCCGTTGCTCCTGTCCCGCTTCTTCCTCGCTGGCATCATTCCGAGAGGTTCCTCATCATCAAAAATTTCATCATCATCATCCTCAAATTGTTGTTGTCTCTTTTCAATCAGGTCACGTAGGACCATGACCAGCTGTGGATAACTGATCGTTCCAGGGAAAGCGTAACGCATCCATGTCCTTGTTCTTCCTTCACTTGATATGAACGGGGAATACACTTTGAACTCAAGATGTTGCTTGTAGTCGTCGCCCGGAATAGCTTTTGATGGATCCAAGCGAGTGGTATCCCCAAGACGGAAATCTGGTTTGACAATAGCCTCAACACACAGGTTGAACCGGTTGGCAAACGCATTCAGGTCCGTGATCTTTTCCACCTTTTCGAGCTTGTGTAAGTTGGTAAAAACAGAAACAATCTTTGGAGCTATTGTCATACCTTTCCCTTCTCCAATACGGGAGTCAGCAGCGACCTCCGCCTGTGGTGGTTGGTACTCATTGCACGAAATGAGAGAAATCACGGAGCTGACCGTGTTGTTCAAGCTCTCATTGTTACACGCAAATTCATCCAATACGACGTGTTCGGTGTTTGATGTCGAAGCACCATTCCAATGGGGGGTATCGGTTGGGACTGAGTAGTAGCTAGGGTAACCTAGATCCTTACTCAGTGAAGGAATCAGATGTGATTTACCAACACCAGGCTTCGAATAACAATAAAATCCAACTGGGGTCGGACGGTCACGTTTCTTTCCGAAGGAATCACGATAGATTTCGATCTTAGATAGGCGTTTTGACACTTGCAATCCGATAGCATAAGAGACACGAGGCAACAGCTCCCGAAAGTGATCAATGTAATAATCCACCATACTTAGGGTGGACCCTTTCGTAGCAAATCTCCCTTCCCTCAAACGAGCCGTAAACGTGTCAAAAGCAGAACACATCTTCATCGCTTCAGTGTCCTTTTGTCCAGTTTTCTTCCCGCTAGTCAGAAATCCAAGATAGTAGGAAATTCCTTGAGGTAACCAATCACATAACAAATCAAGAATTGGGATAGCTGATTTTCCAAAAAATGCAGAAGCACTAAAAATACGCAAAAACGACATTGTGCGAGTCATATCACAAGTACTTGGCCAAGTCCCAGTGGAAATCACACCAACAAGTCCCGCAATGAAAGGAAGGGGAGAGTAACCATAATCATGACAGCCCTCAATTTCCGCCAACTTTTCGCTGATAGCGGTCATCATCTCAGCAGGTGAAGAATGACACAAGAAATGACAAGCAGCAAGAACCTTATTCTTGACACTAGTAAACACATAGCCCGTTTGTCGGGCAGCCCACGTAATCATATTACACAAGAAGCTAGTGACCTTGGAAATCCCACACTTTTCAATAGCAATGGTCACATTGCGCATCAAAGAAGTATCCATAATTTTGTCGGTGTAATCACACATAGTGGCCTTCAAATTAGCCAAAGGTTCAATCAAATGGGAAGACTGAGGGTCAGTCTCTCGATCAAAAATCCCCTTCATGAAGCCAAAAACATGTCCAGGAATCCCAAAAATAAAACGAACAATCTTCATGATGTAGTGTCCGGCAAGTTTCAAAATCCCACCAAGGTTATAACACATAAACAGCAAAGCAGAACCACACAGAATGCACATAGTGGCATTCAAAATAGTAACCCCTTCAGTAAACGGAATAATAACACTGGCGACCATTTCTTCTAAATGGTCAAAAGAACGATCCACAAGACCCTTCATGTCAGGCAAACAAGTCTTGATCATGTCGGTGGACTTCCCGAGAACAGTGGACAAAATGTCCACAACCCCGCCAAAAGCTCCAAATACAGCCTTCTTTGCTGACTCAATTGGTGTCATTGAGACGGCATACTCCTTGGCCTTGTTGACAACATTCATGAATGGAGTTGTGACAGAGTCAAGAGGTCCACACCCTTCGGCTTGGTCCTCTTGTTCTTCCTTGATCTTTTGCTCGTTGAAAACTTTAAAAAGTTTCTTCATCATCATTTTGTTGGAGTTGTGAGCGTCGAGCACAGCATCACGATTGTAAAAATCTCCTCCAACTTTCCTGAAAGCCCACGGGTAGTAACGGTAGGCAGTCAGCCCCTCTCCCTCAATCCTGATCTTGAATGGGCAACGCTTAAAGCGATTTCCTTGCGCAAGCAGAGGATAACGCTTCAACATTTCATCCCAGAATTTTCCAGTTGGGGGGGGGTTTTGTGGTTGCATGGCGGCACCAAGGGTAGACATATTATGGCCACAAATGATACCGGTTAGGTAAATCTCAAGTAAATGAACGCTTTCTGTAACTTGGGTGTGAGAGCCAGTAAGGTCGGCTTTGAACAACTCACAAACACTGTATAAAACTCGTTAAACGCCGTAAAAACAGA